GTGCCCCACCTGCCGATCTGTAGTGTGTCACTCGACCCGACCGCGGTTCCGTCGACCTGCGCCCCACCGCCGGCCGAGTGGGTCCAGGTAGCGGTGTCGTAGACGTACTTGTGACCACGTGGGGTCGCGGACCCGTTGGCCTTGTTGTAGCCGATCAGGTGCCAGTTGTCGGCCGCACTCGCCGCCATAACCGAGGTGTTGGACTGGCAGTAGTAGGTACCACCAAACACCTCGAGTGACACGGCGGTTGAGTCACCGCCGGCACCACCGGGGTTGGTGTAGATAATCGCACCGTCACCGGATGACCACTTAACGATCGCGAAGATGGACAGGGGTCCACCGTCGAGACCGACCAGGTTACCCGGTGCGAGGGTGATGAAGTTTGTAGCCCCACCAAAGTTGCGGGCCACGGCCTACTGCCCTTCGGGGAGTGGCCTCCCGGCACGCAGCCAGCACACCAGTCCGAGCAGGGCGGCCTTCTGATTCGCGGTTGCCGCGTTCTTAAACGCCGTCGGCAGTGCGGTGTTGTACGCGGTCGCGTTGGCGGTTGCCCAGTCATCGACCGCGTCGACCGCCGCACGTAGTTCCTGCTTGGTGAACGAGCACGGTTCGGCCGCGATAACCCGCATGAACGCGCGCCATACCTGGTCCCGCTCGCCGGTCGTCAGCGCCACCTGGTGCTCCCGCTCATGTTGTGGTGTAGGTCAGCGTACACTCGACGACCTCCATGTCTCCGGCCGCGGTGTCCGACCCAGATGCCCCGTCACGAGCCACGTACAGGACGGCCATGTCTCCGGCAGCGATCGAGTCATCAGTGGACAGCGCGAGAGAGATCTCACCCAACTTTCCAGCGGTCGTCGCCGGAACGGCGGTTGCGGCCGACGTGTTCGCCGCGGCGAACACCTTTGCGTCGAAGTCGGTTGTGTCGGTGTTGGAGGTGTACGCGGCGAGCCGACCCACCACGATCACGTTACCGGTGACGGCGGACGTCATCTTAAAGACAACCTTGAGCGTAATCGCGGAGGCGTAGTCGGCCGGTACCCGAAACTGCCACGTCGCCCACTCCAACGCAGCCGCGTCGAATGCGAGCTGTAGGAAGTACACCCCGGGTGCCGTGCCGGATGATTTCACCCGCTGCAGCGCCGGGGCCAGGTTACTCGCACTACCGTCGGGAAAGACTGCCGCACCCGGTGAGAACAGTATCGAACCGGTTGCCACAGCTACCTCTTCTCACACCTTATAAACCTACAGTGTGGCGCGCCAGATGCCGTTGGCGTTCCAGACGACCGTGAACGTCCCGTTAACCACCGAGTTGGGTCCACCGAAGTAGTTGTAGCAGATTCCCTGGTCTGCCACAGGTGCCGCGAGGGTGTCATCATAGACGAGACAACCGGTCGCGTTGGTGATGTCGGCGGCGCTACCACTCGCGGTGTCGGCCGCGTCGAAGAAGACGACGTCGGCCGTTCCGGCGTCGACGACCTGCGACGCGAGTGCGACACCACCCTGCGCCCACTGTCCCGCCTCAAACGTCTCGGCGGCGGTGGCCCACTGCCCGACGTTGTAGGCACTGTTCGCGGCGGTGACGTCGTTATCGGGTGTGATTGTGTTGTTGTAGAGCGCCACCTTGCACGAGTCCGCACCCGTGTCGAGGTCAAACGCCGTCGTATTACCGACGACGTTCGCAACGAAGATTCGAAAGACCCTACTGTCGGTCCAGGCCACGGTCAGTCTCCCTCAGATGTGGCGGCGTCTACGACGTCACCGCCGTCCGCACCTACACCAACGGAGCTCGCCGCGTAGTCCGCCAGCTCCTCGGCGTCTGCCAGCGTCTCACGTGCCGTCTCGACCTCGGCACGGGCGAGTGTCAGCTGCTCGCGTACCTGCTCCAGTAGTCGCTCGAAACGCTCGGCCTTGTCCTCGAGCCGACCGATCATTTCCTCGGCGTGCATTACCGCGCGACGCTCATACTGCACCATCGCGGCGGTCTTAACCGCGAGCTGGTCCGCCAGGACAACGTCACTGGGTGGTTCCCAGCGCGCGAGATCACGCTCGACATCATCGACCGAGACGGACCCGGTCTCCTCGAGTAGCTGCATGATGATCTCTCGCCGTGCCGCCTCACGCAGTCCGTTGAGCCGACGAGTCCTCATCTCAGCGAGTCTCTGGGCTAGGTCATCCGTCACCGTGTCAACTCCTGAGGATCACGCGCATCTACCGTGGCACAGGGTGCCAGTACCGTGCAGTCCTGACCGTCGTCACGGGTCGTGACAACGGCCATGATGGGCCGACCACGTGCGTCGGTCTGGACCAGTTCACCGCGAATGTAGTCCTGACGCTCGACGAGCTCGATCTTGTGTTTCACTCCCACCTCGACCAGCGGCACACTGACACCACCGAGTCCCGCACACTCGTGAATAAGCACCGGTGTGTCGGCGCGTCGACTGAGCGCACTCGTCGTGCAGTGCAGGCAACCGTAGCGTGTCTCGTGCGCCGGGTCACCGGTAAGTCGTGCTCGTGCCTCGGTTTCGCCGACAGCTACGACGTGCGTCACGCGCCACCTACCCTCACGTCAGCAGCACGGCGCCACAAGTGGCCGTCGGCGGAGTGGTCGTAGTGATGTTGTAGAGGAAGTGTTCATCGGTGGCGGCACTACCCGTGAACCACGGTCCCGCCGAGCCTGGACCGTCACCCCACAACACACCCGCGTGAGTCGTCTCGGACTTAGTTGTGAACTCAAGGTTACCGTTCTCGAACGTCCAGTTATCGACCTTGGTGTTTGTGACGTTGAAGAACGCCCAGTAGATGAACCGCTGGACACCTGACGGGTCACATTCACCCGAACCCACGACCGGCTGCCAGACCTCGAGTGAGTAGTGCGCGGTGAGCTGACCCTCACCGAAGGCGACACCACTTCCCGTTACACCCGTCGACAGCAGCCGCTCGCCGCTGACGATGACCAGTGCGTCGGGGTCCATGACGCACCACTTAATCGTCAGCTCGACGCGGATCAGCTCGGACGGATCCTTCTTGTAGAGGCAGAGCGCACCACTCGCCTTGCGCTGCTGGTGTTCCTCACCGTCGAGGTACTGCGGCGACGGCTCGATGCTGATGAAGCCGTCCGTTACGACGACGGCGCTACTCGCACCGGTCACCGGGTTACCGCAGACGTCGAGCTTGACCAGGCGGGCCACCCGGGCCTGGATCGCGGACGCGCAGAGGGCTACCATTTGCTACACTCCCCTAGCTCGCGCCAAACGCGGCGCCCGTAGTGATGCCACCACTGGAGATGCGTACCGCGAAGTGACAGCAGTCCCAGCCAATGACGTAGGTACGCTCGGCGATCGCCTTGACGGTGTTGCGACCCCGATCGATGGACTGCCCGACGGGCAGCACCCTCGCCTGGTCGCGGTAGATGAACGGCATGCCCGTGGCGTAGACCCACGTCGATCCCGCCGTGAGTGTACCGTCCGGTCCGGTACCCGCGTAGCCCGCACCCAGCACGACGATGTTGCCGTTCGGTGTTCGGTAGCGCGGACCCTCACGCACGAGTAGGTTTGCGAAGGCGAGGTGTGGTGCCAGGTTGCGCGGTACGTGAATGACACCGACGCCCTCGTAGCAGTTAGCCAGCGCGTACTCCAGCGCGCCTATGCCCTCGACGACGTCGAGAATCGCGGCACCGGTTACCTGCACGGCCGCGGTCTGGAGAACGATGCCATCCTCATCCAGAACCTGCGCGTTGGCCGCGAGGTGTGGAAACATCACGGTGACGCCGTTCGCCGCACCGGTCCACAGAGTCTTCTCAACCTGGTAACCCTCGACCCGTGCGAGCGCCTCCTCGGCCGATGCCTCGGCACGGTCCCAGAAGCCGGGCGCACTGCAGTCGATCTCGGTGTATACCGCGAACGGTGTCGCACCGCGGGCGGTGAGTGTGTTGGAGGCGGTCTTCGACGGTGGGAGTGGCGGTGGCGCGAGACCAGAACCCGTCACCGAGATGCACTTGTTGTAGGTCGACGCACCGAGACCGCAGATGACCTCGTACGTCACACCCAGGCCAAAGTGCACATCACTACTCGGTGACCGGGTCTCCGAACCGAGCGTCGACAGCAGACCGAACGGCAGGGGGGTGAACGCCGGTGCCGCTACGTACCTTCGTAGGTTGGCCACCGACGCTCACCTCCACTTCGCCACGAGAAACCAGATCGTCACTACGGTCCGGTCACGCCGTGTGGCAGTTGGTGTAGACGCCGCCGACCTTACCACCGGCACAGACCGGAACAGTGTAGCGCCGGATCTGGTGACCAATAAGTGCGATGAGGTGGCACTCCTCCGTCCACGACGCCGTGAAGTCGTTCTCGGCGTTCAGGACGCTGTCCCGCACGACACCCAGGTCGAGCGTCATACCGTTACCGCGCATGACGGTTCCCGCCGGGTAGATCATGAAGTCGACGGTGCTCGGCCACGCGAGCAGGGCGGTCGAGCCGCCAAACTGACCGGCGGCGCGGATCTGCCAGTCCGTCACCCACTGGACACGAACCCGGTAGCGTGAGAACTGCGCGTTGACGAGTGAGTCCGGGATGTCGACTGGCTCGACGCCCGACCGGCGACTGAAGTCGGAGCGCATCGCGTCCTTGACCCAGCGCGGGAAGATGACCTCGAGTACGTCGTCGTCGCAGAGTCCGAACCGTGTCCGGATGTCCTGTGCCGCGATCGCCACCGCGGTCGGCGCGTCGGACCAGATCGTGTCACCGGTCGCGGTGGCACCACCTGTGACGGTTCCGGAGAACGTCGACAGCGTCTGCATCTGCGAGAGGTACCGCTGGTTCATCGCGTGGTAGTGCGCCGACATCAGGAGCTTGAGGT